CCCATTGCGGTTGCCGTTGCCACATCTTTGCGGAATGGATCGAATGCAGCAAAGCGTGATCGAATTTGATCTGGACTAAATACAGCACCAACATCAATCAATTTTGATGGACCAGACGCTGGATCATATGTGTTCTTCATAATCAAAGCATCGTGACCACCAGTCATAGCCTGATCAATCAAATCTGAATAACTTTGATCTCTGTAAGAACTTCCACCAAAGTCATAAACCATTGGATTTTTATAACGCAAAGCGACTGGTAAAACATTGCCACCCTCTTGCGTATTTTCTGAGATCATTCTTTCTGCTTTGATTGCTTTAAAGTTATCAATTTGTTTAAGAGCTGGAGCAGCAGCATCTTCTCCAACGAGGCTAACTAATTGCTTTTTCAGATCATTAAATTGTTTAGGTTCATAAGTGTTATACCAACCATATGGCATCAGTTCTTTATATTTTGCGTCTAATAATTCTTGCTCTGCTTGTGGCAACTTTTTGTTATATACAGTTTTTTGTATGGTATCTAGCATCTCGTCTCTAGCATCACCATATTTAGCCACCAAACCTTGCGCATAGTTCATTCTGTTTATTTCAGAATCTTCAGCAATTTGCATTTGCTTTTCATATTCATTCCAGTCGCCACGCTTCTCTGCTGCATTAGCCTTTCGCATTGCCTCTCTGTATTCTCTTGAGCCACCAATCTGGGCATAGCCAGATGCAGTCTGAGCAGCGTTTCCTTCCATCGATACAGCATTAAGTGCAGCGATTTCCTCGTCTGTCTTGCCTAATCTTTTGAGTAAATCTATTGATTCTTGATCAGTAGTTTTTTGCAATAAACCAACAGGAGGATTTTGCGGATCACGCGCAAAAAAGTACGCCTTCTTAGCACTTTCAGCACCAGTAGCCTCACCAAGAAGGTCTGGTCTAAAATTTGTAATATCACCAGTAGTGCCGTGATACCACTCTGGATAATATCCTTGTTGCAACATCCTTGTCTCTTGGTTAGCAGACTGTCCAAGCGTTGCAGCTCTTTGCTGTGCAAGACGCAATGCTTCTTCTTGTGGGTATTGGAATGAAGGTTTTACTTGCGCCACAACCCTAGCTGGCTGACTAGCAGCCATAAACTCTCTTCCAGCCCTAGCAACATCAGAAGGCAGACTAGCCACAGCGCGACCAAGGTTGATTGGTCCTCTAGGATTGGCAGCAGAGCCTATCTGCTCCATACCAGCCGTCTCCATGCGTGGTGCTGTCATGCGTGGGATAGACGACAGCAGTCCTTCGGTAGTTGGCAGGACTGGCGTCTCACCCACATTCACGCCACCACGACCAAAGGAGAAGTTCACACCCTTGCGTAGCAAGCCCTCGATGTCACCAAGCAGACCTACTGGGGCAACACCAAAGCCACGACCAAAGGACTCAGCGTTGCTCAGAGAGCCACGCAATGCGTCCATTAATAGGGAGTCGGAGTAGGGGTTTGATGTTGCCATCGTCTTATTTCCCTAAAAGTCCACCAGAGATATTTGGTGCATAGCTTCCAGCAGTAATTGCAGCAGCCGAAGGTAGTACGCGCTGTGCTGTACCAAATAACTGCGCCACACGGTCTTGCAACATCTTGATGCCACTTTGATCATTAAGTGCATTCATCACAAACTTAGGGTCTTCAGACACCAAGACCTTTGCGACTTGCTGTCTCTGGTCATCTGTCAGGTTTGGTGACGACTTAGCCAAGGCTTTTTTCGTCAGAGAGATGTAACTTCCAATGTTCCCAGACAAAGCGCCAGCAACCTCTTCGGTTGAGATGTTCATGCCTATGCGGTTTTGATTAAAGACAGTTGGCGCTGTGGCTGATCCACCAAGAATTGCGGTAGCAGCCTTTTGAGACTGAGATGCAAGATTGACAGTTTGTAGCATCCTGTCCAACTCATCTTGTGGGAATATGGTTCTCAGAATCTGGCCTTCTTTAGACGCTGGATCGCTGATCTTTTGCATCATCGTCTTACCAGCACCAAGGCTTGCTTTGTTGCGTAGTGCGTCCATCACGCCAGCCCTAAAAGCCTTGGCAGCGCCTTCGTTCTTACTCGCCAAATTCTCAAAGTCGTATGCGATCTCGTCAGCGCTCTTTGTAAATACCTTGCGTCCTGCCTCAAATGACTCAGACGCTAGACGATTCTGAGCGAATGTATCGCGTGCAGTCTTCAAAGCCAAAGACGCTGTATCGAGTTCTGTGCGAAGTGCATTCTCGGCTGCGCCTAAGTTTTTACCAACTTCACCATACCCGCCAGTAAATGCAGCATTCTTTGCGGACGCCACACCACGACGAATAATCTCCATGTCCTGCAATGTAGGAGTGCGACTCCAGTTGACTTCACCTGTTGGCGTAACCGTCCAGAATGGACTTTTACCAGTCGCTGACCTGTATGCATCATTGATTGCTTTTCCAGCCTCTGGAGTGCGTTTTAATGCGTCTGAAGCAGCGTCTAGCATTGGTTTGCTAACGATACCACCTTGCTTGAAAGCACCCGTGTATAAGTCTTTTTCTAACTCACCCAATTCCTGCTCACCTAAACGGTATGAGCGCAAGACATTGGTGTCTAAGTCTCCAGCAAGTCCTGCTTGCAGTTCAGACATGGCTTGCGTGCGAAGAGCTGGAGGACGACGAGTCAATGCTTCCTTGAGTGTGGTTGCAGCCTTACCACCGCCACGCGCAAAGGCACGCACAGCGTCTTGCAGGGTTGCGTTCTCTGCCATGATCTCGCCATTGGCAACCTTCTGAACGATCTCGTCAGTCGTCAGACCTGACTCAGTAGCTAGTCGATTGATCTCGGTCTCCACGACCTTCGCGCCACGGTCACCAACACGACGACGGGTTGCGTCAATTACGCCATTGATCAAAGCACCGCCAGCCTTAATGACTCCCTGCGCCACAGGAGCGATCAGAGCGCCTTCTGCTGTTCCAACTACACCAGCCTTGGCGCGTGATGCTAGATCGCCTTCAGCGCTGGCTGCACCAGTAATACCACCTTGTAGACCACCCATGCCCATCAACTTCAATAGTTGTGGCCCAGCCGTAGCAGTTCCAGTCACCACAGAACCGCCACCAGTAAATGGAGCGAGTGCAACGGCTGGAGCAACAGCACCACCAAGCTCGTAACTAGCAGCCTCTACTGGATATGCTTTTTTGTACACCGCCATCTTTTGGCGTATAGCAGCCAACTCGTCTTCGTACTTAGTGCCTTTAAGTTGAGACTGGATTAGAGCTTCTGCCTCGTCAGCAGTACCCATCGTTGCGCCTTGAGCAAACTGCCTGATGCGTTGCGTCTCAGGCTTTGGTAACTTAGACAGAGCATCAATCTTTTGCTCCTTGGTCATCCCTTCTGGGAAGTCAATCGGCCCAAATCCTTCTACAAATTCAACAGCCATAAATTACCTCTTATTCGTAGACCCATTGATTGTTCTTGAAACGCCACATAGGTTGACCAGCAGCAGGCGCAACAGTTCCTGCTTTTAATTGTTGTTGCATTGATTCTTTGCTAACTATATCTGGCGGTATTGCATACTTTTGGAATGTCGCATTAATCACAGACTGAGGCACATACTGTCTCAACAATCCAGCCTTGCGTTCTGCTTGGCGGTTGTATGCGTCAATGGCAACCTTTGCAGACGATCTTGCTAAATTAGCCAAATCAAGTCTTGCTTGTTCGCTTCCAACGCCACCAGCTTGAATCTTGTCTAGATAGCCCTGCACCCTGTCAGCAAGTGCCTGCATCTGCTGGGCAGATTGAGCCTCGCCCTGCATAACGGCAGAGTTTGGATCAAGACCTTTTAGAGCCTTAATCAAAATGCCATAGTCAGAGATACCACCCTGACCAGTCATTGCTAAATCTTTCACGACAGCATAAGACTGCAATATGCCTTCTACTGGCGTGCGATAGTTCTTGTCCCAGTCCTGCACAGTAGTCATAATCTGCTCAGGCTTCAATGCTGGGGCAAAACCACCAGCATAAACTGGTAATTTACTTTCAGACGGTGCTTGACTTACTGTTGCTTTACCAGCAGCAACGTCAGATTTAACTTTTGATGGTGAAATTGTTTGACCATACGGGTCATTTGTATTGACCCAAACCTTACCGCCAGCAGGCGTTTCTATAAGTTGATAGTCAGGTCTGTAAACAACTTCTGGTTTACCTTGAGGAGACTTGAAATAAACAGCATTTGGTTGCAATCCTGCTTCTGAAATTTGCTCTGGCGTCATCTGTGTATATTTTTCACTAGCAGCCTTATACATTGCACTAAGGGCATCTTGTGGTTTCATTGCGAGTAGCAATGAGCGTTGTTCTGGTGTTAAATTAGAAACAACTCCACCAGTTTTAACAGCAGCAGTTGGCGCAGAACCAGCAGGAGGTACACCGCCAGCACCAGCAGGTATTGGAGGAATACCACCTTCACCTGCAACTGCTGGTAAAACACCTTCTCTACGCAAAATATCGTTAAAAGCCTGCAATCTTTGCGCTTCTAATGCGCCTTCTTTTAACTTCTGTCCCACCAACAAATTCTGAATAGCACCTTGCTGTGCCTGCTGATAACCAGCCTGTCCTGCTTGTAAAGCACCGCCAAGTGCTTGGCCTACTGATATAGGTTCACGCCTTGGACCACCAGCAGCAAGCAAAGCAGACGCTGCTTGTAGCATCGCTTGGTTTTGGATGTTTGTCTGTTGTTCTGGCGTGAGGAAGCCCTCTAAGCCACTACCACCAGAACCAAAAAGTAAGCCAGAGAAGTCTGTTAATGCCATGTCTTACCCCTTACCCTAAGAGTCCCAAAATGCCACCAAGACCAGCCCCATAGCCTGCGTATTCAGGGTTAGCAGTACCACCAATGAGCCTGCCTAGAGTCGCACCACTTAATGCGCCACCAAGTCCTGATACGGTTGGGTTGCGGTATAGAGGTGTTGTTGATGTGCCACCAATATTGGCTGGTTGCAAGCTCAATGCGCCTTGCGCCACGTTCAAACGCTCTAAACCAAGATTGCGTGCTGCATCGAGCCTTTGTTGCTCGTACTGCTGGCGCAATGCCTCTTGTGTGAGTCCAAGGTTTTGTGCCTGAGTAAATCCTTGCTGGCGTAGTTGAGCAATTGCATTTGTTGCGTTACGCAATGCTGCTTCGTCCACCAAGGAGCGAGTAACTGCTTGTCTTGATCCACCAAACGCTCTAGCACCCGTGGCTTGTGCGCCTTCCTGTGCAATTTGCATCTGTCTTGCGCGTTCAATGTCACCTAAAGTGCCTTGAATAACTTGCGACTCATACGGGTTCATGTACTTTTGAACCATGCCTAAGTTGTACTCAGGGAATGGAGCAAACTGTCGTGGTGCAAGACCAGCAGCAGCTGCCCTAGCCTCTGCAAGATTTTGCAAGTAAGCAGCTTTGATTTGTGGATCAATAGATGTCGTTGTTGTAGTGGACGTTGGTGTATTTGAACCAAGTGCTGTTGCTGCGGTTAAACCTAATCCAGCAGCAGTTAAGGGGTTTGCTTTTGCCCAATCTACAACACCACCAATCAATCCAGTTCCAGCAGCAACTGGTGTTGCACTTGTCAATCCAGCATTGACTGCACCAGCAGCACCTAGACTGGCGTCTGTTGCGCCAAGATTGGCTAATGCACTAGAACCTCCAAGAGATTCTGCAACCAATGGCGCACCATAGTAAAGTCCTGCACTAATTGCAGCAGCCTTGCCTAAATCGCTACTAAGCACATCGCTAACGCCTTTGCCTACGTCGCTTACGGCATTACTTACGCCACTTACAGTATTGCTTATTGCATTACCAATGCTACTTACAAATCCACCCATATCATCTCCCTTGTCACACCTTGTTGGTGTAAATAAAAGCCATTGTTCCGTCTAAAAGTCTAATTTGACATTTCTTAGACCAGCCAACAACTTTGGCAAATCTTTCAAGTTTGATGTCATCTTCGCGTATCAGCGCGAAAAATGGCTTTCCAACCAATTCCTCTAATCTTGCACAGTCATCTTTAAAAGACTCTTTGACTCTTGCCGACCATTTCTTGACGTCAGTATGAAACCAAAGAAGTCCCTCAAAAAACTCTAAGTAAAAGATGTAATCCTTTCGGATACATACTGGTACTTTTCCTGCCTTCAGTTCATTCAATTCTAAGTCACCGCTTACCCATTGCGACAACATCAAACCTGTTTGTGCCTATACGCCAGTCGTCTGTGACTGCGCCCGTGTAGCGTACTTTGACCTGTCTAGCAGCAAACCTGACATCAGTCGGTTGCGTTGCGGAGTACGGCCCGTAAGTCGTCTCTGTTGCCATTGGATACATCCGCGTCTTGAATGACACCACGACTTCGCCAAGGGACTGCTCATCAGGAATGACACGACGCACCGACATAATGTTGTCCCCATTACCGATCTCATACGGTCCAGACTCAGCAAATGGCGTAGAGCCGTCATAGGAAAACCCAACCTCATGCTCGTAGATATACCCGTCAACGCTGACCATGATTGGATTGGTAAACACACCTCTGTCAGTCCCAGAGACCCTCGCCAATGAGCCAATCGCCCAATGCCCCTCGCGGTAGTTATAGACGACATAGGAATCATTCTCATTACTTGCGCTAGATGGGTAAAACCAGATAATCTCGCCATACTTGCTGTTGTGTACTGCGTAGACCTTGCTTGACTGGTTGTAGTTGATGTTTTGGAAGATGTAGTCACCAACATCAGACACCAAAGGCTTGACATAGCCGTCATATATCCAAAATCCTGACTTAGACATCCAAATGGCTGCCGTGTCAATGGCTGCGACTGCCTGAGAGCTGATCACGCCACAACCCGATCCTGCCTTCTCAAACGAATAAACATAGGGCAGACCGATGTAAGTCGCCACATGGACATCCACATCGGTAAAGAGCAGATTGATACCTCTGACGCGCTTACCGCATTTCAGAGAGCCAACTGAGTTGATCTCGAAGTCACCCGCCTGATTGGTTGCTGCTGGCGTCCAGACTGTATTGTTCTCTTGGTCACACCACGCTACTTTGCGGGGGTTTCCTGACGCGCCAAGAGCAAAGACAAAACGCTCTGCCGTGGTCATTACGGCAGCGCAGGAAGTCGGAGCATTGGTAATTGCCACAGCCTTTGTTGGCGTGGTAAACCCTAGTTGCCACTCAAGCAGTTGACCATCAGAGCTTGAACACGCCACCAAATACTCGCCCCAAGAGTCCATCGTCCAAGTGGTTGCTGGTGCAAGTGAACCTAAGTCTGGTCTCGCCACGCCATAGCCATAAGAACCGTAGGTGCTGTAACCGTAACCAGTCTTCAACGTGGCGTCTGTGATGCCAGTCGTAAAAGTCGTAGGGGTAATGTCCTTGAGAATACCACCCTCATTCATGGCGTAGAGCTTGGATGGCGTCCCAGCAGCGATCCAACGCGAGCCTGAGTTATCACGCCAAGCCAATAAACCTCTGGCAACGCCAGTCATTTGACTGCTTGATCTCTTGCGCCACCCACCCCAAGGTCTTAATGTGTTCTCAAACCAACGCACAAGGTTGGAGTCGTACCACCGCCCCATAGACTGGTATTCAGTTCCATTGCGGTAGACGCCAGCAGGGATTTTGAGAGGTACGAGTGCCATAGGATCAATTATGCTGAAAGATTGGACACAAAGGTCATTGTCGCAACGACTGAAGCCGTGGACGGTCTAGTTGGTGATGTTCCTGTTCCATA